TCTTTTTTTGTCCCGAGTCATTAAAGACAGAGGGCGAGGCATCAGCCCCTTCGCACTTAACGGAAGCAAGCTTCCGAGTGCTGGTGCCCTGATGCCCAAGCCGTGATGCCTCGCCCTCTAATAAGTGTATCGCCGACACTGTAAACAGTGTCTCATAGAATCGAGTGAGCAAGCTCACTAGCTCCTATGTTCGCTCTTCTTGTATTAAACTTTAACAACCCAACTTCCACTCATCCCGTGGAGGGACTGAGACGCCTCAGACCCGCCGTAAATCGAATCACTCTCCTTCGTCGATTGATCCGCCTTACGGATCGCAACAACAACCAAACTTTACAAAGTGGTCGCTGTCGCTCCGATTGACAGAATCCTCCACTGCCACATATCTTGTGGCGTAAATCAACTGAGGGTAAGGGACGATTGCGACAGCCCTTGATCCAAACACCTTCGACCGGATTGTGAATCCTGTGTGCTAAAGTACGCAAGTCCTTGGTGAACAGCGAGTTGCCAAAGTCAATATCGACATCGGTGCACAATCTGTGCTGTTTGCTCTCAGTAGTACCACCCCCCACATCCCCGGGGGTACCACTATCACTACCACTCGCAGTCGCCTATCAATCACAGAAATAAAAAAGGGATCCTTTGGAAGGCGACCCCCAACCGGTGGTAGGTGGGGTACCAAAATAGTAGCCTGTATAACAATGAGGACTCCTTTGCTGCTGATTTTGCTAGCGCTTACTGGGTGTGAAACCCACAGGCACCAGCATTATTGGTATCACCAAAGGCACCATATTGAGTTAATTCCACCAGAAAAAGCGAAAGAATCACCAACACATGGCAAGCAAGCAAGTAACTAGATTACGCGAAGACATTCACCAGTTCATAAAGGATGAAGACTTCGAATTAGCTATGGATGCCCTTCGAGAAGGGCTCGGAGCTATGCAAACAGTAAGAAAAAACCGTGCAGATGGTGAAAGAGGGGTAGAATATGCCGAAAAACCCTGCCATACGGTTCGATTAACCGCGGCAAAACTCATGCTTGAGTACGGATTTGGCAAACCGGCCACCCGAGCCGAGATTACGGTTAACGATACCAGCTCAAAATCGGTCAGTCCTGCGGAAATTATGTCAAGATTCCGGCAATCAGGGGTGGATTTGAACGAAATTGTCGATGTTTACTCCGAATCGATGCACGAAGTACCCGTAGAGCTCGAAAATCATGAATGATTACGAGATTGAGGAGCTTTTGAAGCAACCATACAACGCGGATGACATAAATCCCGTTGAAACTCAGGATAAAACCGACCCAAACCGAATGGCTGTAGCCCGCACCTCATGGGGTGAGGCCCGAAACCAAGGAGATGACGGTATGAAATTGATTCAGCATGTCATCAAAATGCGGGCTGATCAGGATAAATATAATTGGCCGGATAATGCCTATGATGTAACCAGGCAACCTTATCAATTCAGCGTTTGGAATAAAGAAGATCCCAACAGAGCTAAAATGGAGGCTTTGGATGAGAACTCCGCAGACCCAGAATTTAAAAAAGCCTATGATATGGTAGACAAACCGCTACCCGCTCATCTGGAAAAGTTCAAAGACGCCGACCATTACCATACGGATAGAGTCTCACCATCTTGGTCCAAAAGCCCAAAGATGCGTAAGCTCGGCCAACACGGGTCGCATATTTTTTACTCTACCAAACCAGGCACCGGCGTTACTCCCGCCGCAAACTTAAAAGGAGGCACTTTATGACATCATCTAAAAAAGAAACCAGTCCTCAAAAACAATTTGAGAATGAGTTAAGCGCAATATTTGTCCGTTGGTGGGAAGAATCCGACCTTGACGAGGAGGATATGGCCCAGGCAGCAATCGCGGTAATCGAGCGATTTTGCGACACGACCGTCGAATTCGAATCCGATTTCGAATGGGAGGAGGAATAGTGCACAGCCTAGAAGAGATAAAATTTATGAACACGCCGGAGCAGGTAAAACTTCGGCAAAAAATCGCAAGGAGATTGAACAATGCCAGCCAGAAAGAAAAAGAGCGCATCAAGCAAAAAGACTAAGAGCAGCAAGAAGGACGCATGTTACCACAAGGTAAAAGCGTCGTATAAGGTATTCCCCAGCGCCTATGCTAGCGGGGCTATTGCCAAGTGCCGGAAGAAAGGCGCAGGAAAGAAGAAATGATTGAATTTGAATTCAGATACCGACCCATCGGTTGCGCCCAATCGAGCGTGAAATACTTCCTTGCGAACAGCGTAAAGGAAGCAAAAAAGATGTTTCGGTATGCATGTACAAGAAAGCATGTTCGGACTGAATCCTGTAAGATCAAAAAGTTCAATCGCTGGGCGAAGAAGTGGGAGAAAGCGTAATGGGCGTAAGAAAGACAGCAAAGGGCGCGGCGCTTAAAAGGTGGTTTAAGGAGAAGTGGAAGGACGAAAAAGGGAACCCGTGCGGATCTTCGAAAAACAAGGGGGTAAAGAAGTGTCGTCCGAGCAAAAAAGTTTCAAAGAAGACTCCGGTCACCTGGAAAGGTGTCGGTAAGCGTAAGGCTGCCGTTGTAGCGGAGAAGAAGAGGGTAGGTATGGGGAAACGAACATCATCAATCCGAAAGAGAAAGACTAAAAAATGAGCAATTGCGGATGCACAAAATGTAAAACCAAAAAGAAGAGCAGAAAGAAGGTTAAGAAGAGATATGGCAGCAAGTAAGAAGAAAGGAACCATGAAGGGCCACACGATCAAGGGAGGGCATAAGCGTCCTACTAAGAGCGGTGCCGGCATGACAAAAAAGGGTGTCGCAAAATATCGTCGCGATAATCCTGGCTCCAAGCTTAAGACTGCGGTTACCGGCAAGGTAAAGAAGGGGAGCAAATCGGCCAAGCGTCGTAAATCTTATTGCGCCCGTTCTGCTGGTCAGATGAAGAAATTTCCGAAGGCGGCAAAAAATCCTAATAGCAGATTGCGTCAGGCCCGTCGTCGCTGGAAGTGCTGATCAGTGGGACGATTTGTATTACTTCTCCTTTTTCTCGGATGTTCCCAGCCCGAGGATTCCGGCCGTAAACCTGAGCTTCAGGAATATATCGATCGGACTCTGGCCGAAGACCGTAGGAATAAAGAGCAGGAGCTTCAATATCTCGAAGAGATTCGGATTGCACAGACGAATAATGATAACGAAGCATTTCAATTTTTCCTTGATGAATATTTGAAAGTCCCTCGCATGGACATTCCTGAATGGATGAAGGAAGAACCCAATTATTTTGAAGGTGGGGACCGAGTAAAATATTAATGAATACTGAATCACCCGACCAATTAGCCGACCTCATCCGTATTGATCCTGAGATCTGGTTCAGCACATTTGCCGTAATCAAGGATAAGCGGGGTAAGGATATCAAGCCTAAGCCCAACACCCTGCAAAAACGGATGTTCGCCCATTACCGTCAATGTCAAATCGAGGACAAGCCATGCAAAATGATCATATTGAAACCAAGGCAAAAAGGCGCGAGCACCTGCGCCCAGGCGCTTACATACCATCATATGAGAAAACACGAAAATCTAAGCGGCAGTCTGATGGGGGACATCAGCGGGACGAGCGACAAGGTTTTCGAAATATACAGAAGATACGCGGAAAATGACATGTTCCCATGGGATGAATCGGGCGGATCGATTGCCGATGGTGGATCGCTTGCTGATTTGATTAAGCTCAAGAGTAAGAGTAATTACGGTAAGGAGACCGCAGGATCAAAAAATGCCGGACGATCTGGTACTATTCAGGTCGGTAACATGACAGAGGTTGCATTCTGGCCCATGCAGGGAGAACGAGACCCTGCACTTGGATATCTTCAATCATTATACGATGGCGATAATGTTTCTCTTGTTGTTGCTGACTCGACACCCAATGGCCCTGCCGGTTGGTTCTATCGTACCTGGGTTCAGGACAATGAATGGGCAAAAATATTTGCCGCATGGTTCGAATTTGATGATTCGGTCATTCCATTTAAATCCCAGGCGGAGGAGCAGGATTTTATTGATACGATGACGGAGGACGAAAAGTCCGAGATGGAAAGATTTGATGTAAACTACGAGCAATTGAATTGGCGTCGTCGTGTTCTTCAGGATAAATGTAACGGAGATATCAGTAAATTTCGGCAGGAATATCCTTCCGATCCGGATGAATGTTTTCTTATGTCATCCCGTCCCCGTTTTCATACTGCCAATGTTGATGCCATGCTCAAAGCATGTCCTGGTCAGCATAGCAGGGTTGGTAATCTTACAATACAAGGTGAGGGTAAAACCGCCGGATTTCAGCCTGATCGTGCGGGTATGTGGAATATCTATGATGAACCAGAGTATGATTCCAAATATTTGATCTCTGTCGATACCTGTACGGGCGAAGACCAGCAGACTCAGGGCTTGGCTGCTGATCCTGATTATCATTCTGTCCAGGTCTGGCGGGCACCGTTTGAGGATTGGCATGGTAATTGGCATGTCCCGAGAATGGTAGCCTTGCATCATTCACGCATAGATATCGGAATCCTTGCGCATGAAGTGGAAGCGGCTGCTAGATTTTATGGAAATGCATTTATCATCCCGGAAGTAAACAATTCCGGATTGGCATTATTAAAATATTTACTGGATATGGGATTAACGGTCTATCGCCGGAGAAAATACAATGATTCCATGGGTATGGTTGAAAAGAGTTTTGGATGGAGTACCGATAAAATTACCAGAAAGACAATAATTGATCATATGGCGGCGGAGATTATCGAGGAAAATATCGATATCCCGGATGAAGGGGTATTAAAAGAGCTAAAAACCTTCATAATTAATGATCGCGGAAAACCGGAAGCGGCTCCCGGTCATCATGATGATCATGTCCTGGCTGCGGCTATTGCGATTTACAACATTGATAATGCGACAACCTATACCGCCCCGAAAAAGAAGAAGATTAGCAATCGGATGTTGCAGAAGAATCCGAGTCTCATGTGCCCGGATGGATTTATGCGTGTCCCTCTAGGATCGATTAAGAAGAATTACAAGCGGTTGATGCCGTAAATACCCGTATCTAGCCTTCTCTGATATGGTAGAGAATAGTTATGTCCCGGTTTTTCCGACTGATAATTATAATAAGCAGCAGTCTGTAAAAAAGAACAAAGATTTGTCCTTAAAAGATCTGGGGCTCAAGTCAGATCCAAAAGGCGGTTTAACTATTGATGATCCGACTGCGTTTATTTCGGGACTCGGTTTATCTGATGCCTACGCCAATAATCTGATGACTAGTGGTATTGAATTTAAAGATTTTGATGAGTTTCAGAATTTCATAAATACCGCTGTTGAATCCGGAAATACGACAAAATCAGACGATTTCTACAATGATATTTTTGCCGAAGATGCCCGTCTTGAAAAAGACTCGCGAATCCAAACGAGTTCGTCAGGCCGCGGGGAAGCATCGCAAGCGGCAGCCGATAAAGCATTTGGAATAAAGCGTCAGCCGGCAGCACCAACCCCTCAAAATCAGGCCCAGGCCGGCCGCCCAAATCTTGACCAGCCCGATACTGGAAAATCTGCATTTGCTCGGGCAGCAGCTCGGACTATGCCTGATTTTGTTAATCGTTTAGGCGGAAACGGAAGGTTCGCGAATCAGGCAAAGCTTCAGATGATGCAGGAGGCAAAACGCCGCCAGCAAAATGAGATAGCCGATCTCAAAAAATCCGAAAAAGCGAGAAAACGAGCCGGTGAAGTAGATGAGATTCTTAATGCTAAAAATGATCAATATCGCCAGCTATATGCAAACACACCCGATGCGGAAGGCAATAAGCGCTCCGCAGAGGATTGGGATGCAATGGATCGTGATCAAAAGATCAAGCTTATCCAGAATTACAACATTAACAGATCTCTTGGAGCACCCGCCGGCGAGATAACCGGGCAGAAAATGAATGCCCAGGTCGCGCCACGAGGATCGATGGAAGATCTTACAACGCCAAGACAGTTTAATGAAGTAACCCAAAGCTTCGAAATACCCCAAGATCCTAGACAATTCGATTCTAGCAGAAACACTTTCAGAACACCCACAGAAGTGCTAGGGCAAAACCTCCCGGAGATTTCACCCGAATCATTTGAGCCGCAGGTAAGAACTCCCGAGAGTCCTGACATCGACATGGAGGGTATTCAGTCTCAGGTTGATGCAGGCATGGATGAAGCCATGCGGACTCGGAGAAGGCAAAAACCTGAGATACCATCCGGTGCAGTTCATACGAGACATCCTAATGTACCGAAAGAATCTCATACTGGAATATACGCGACCAATCCCGGAGTCCAGCAAAGAGCTTTCGATCTTCAGTTGGAGAATGATATAAAAAATACAATTCCGTATGAGAATAATATTGCCGACTCCAAATCGACAAAAGTAACTCCACCACCAGGTGTAACAGTTAAACCGGAGCCCGAAGGCGATTTACTAGGGAGTTTGACGCCTGCTGCAAACAATGCATTCAATGTTTCTAAGAACTTTTTCAATGATCTCGTAGAAGATAAACAGGCCCCGCAGGCTCCAGCTCCGCAGGCTCCGGCCCCGCAGGCTCCGGCCCCGCAGGCTCCGGCCCAACCATCAAAACTTCCAGCCGCAGACCCATTTCTTCAGGATGAGCCGGCTGAAGAGATGCAAGGACCCAAAGAAAAGATGGTTCCAATTTACGGCAGTGATGGAATAGTTGGCTACCGTAGCTACTCCGATCAAAGAAAAGCAGCTCAGGATTATGCCAAAAAAGAAATGCGTAACTCTCCTTTCTCTTCTTTGGGTAACGCTTACAGCGGTCGTATGAGTAAACTTTATCCAACTCTGAATACCGATCGATTAAAGAAAGAGGTCGATCAGGAGACGGCAGATTATTACAGCAAAAATAACCCGTTTGGCGAAGAGTACCGACCTAAGGGTAAGAGATATAACCCTTTCTCCTAAGACCTAAGTAATGTCCCTCTTCGACGATATAGATCTGGGGGCTGATGATTACTCAGGCGAAAAGAAAGACGGCCTAAGTCAATTCACCAGCAAACCGGTACAGAAAAAATACCAACCATTCGGAGGCCAAATGCCTCAGGCTCCCCAGCCACAATATGAACCCGTCGATTACGGCTACGAGGTTCAGCCTGCACAGCGTCAGAGTAATGTATTTGATGAGCTCGATGCATATGACGGTGTCAAAAAAGCCCACGGTCAGTTCAAACAGTATGCATCTGAGAACGAACGATCAGCAAAGCATTACGAAGGACTGTATGATGATTTTGTAAAGAACGAGTTCCAACCGTTTTTCAACAGCGTCGGTGGATTCGGAGATTTTGATAATGATGACGAAATGCTTTCGTTCATC